ACATTTCCTTGTTTTACTACCTCTATCTTATGTAATAATGGATGAGTCCATCCATGAGATACTACATAAGTATTTAGATCTTCTTGAAGCAATACTTCTACTAGCTTCTCTCTACCACTCTCATCAAGTACATTTATTACTTCATCAAGAAATAATATATTGATTCGAGACTTTGATATACTACTCATTAGTTTACGAATAGCAATTAAAGTAGCTGTATTTACTCTTGCCAACTCTCCAGAAGAAAGAGCAAGTATATCTACTATACTCTCATTATCAGTAATCTGTACATTCAATTTATCATTTGATACAATAAATTCAAGTGTAAAACGCCCGTCTGACAGTTCCGCCAGATAAGTATTTGTTAGTTCTTCTAACTCTTTTACTAAATTTTCTATTTTGTAGGCAAGAAGTCCGTTCGTACTAAAAGCTTTCTTTAGAGTTTCTAAGTTAGCATCTAACTCTGTTACTTCTTTGAGAGTTTCTGATGCTTTATTTAATTTTTTTATAAACCCGTCTGTTTGAGCTTCTATTATTTCTATTCGTGTATTTTCCCTCGTACGCTTTTCATTCTCCATTGCGATTCGAGATATTTCTTTCTTTGCAGCATGTAATTCGTTTTGAAGACTGGCCAAACGATCTTCCAACTGTTCTTTATCCAAAATAGCCGTTGGTAGATTAGTGTCAATTGACCTATACAGGTCTTCCCAATCTTTTTGAAGTTTACTTTTTCTATCGAATTGAGTATTATTTCTACGAATCTCTGCAATTTTCTTCGTATTCCCATCTATTTTCTCTGTGATAAAAGAAATTGTTTTCTTTTCTTCATTGATAAGACTTTCTTTAAAGTCAGCATCAACCTTTTGTTCACAAGTAGGACAAACATCATCCAGTCTTTCTAGTTTCTGTAACATTCGTTCAGAAGCTTTGATACCTGCTTCAAGCTGTCCAAGTTCTTTTTGAAACTCATCAGGAGATACTTTCTCAGTAGCAGTAATACTATTTACTTCATCAAGGCTGATACCAGCCAGCATTTCTTTATACTGATTATTCCTTAGAATTTTTTTATTTTTTTCGGAAATATTTTCAAGTTCTATTGAGAGTGAACGGAACTCTTTCTCTTCTTTATCCGTATTTATTTCTAAATCTAACATAGGTAGTATGTCAGTACTCTCTAATTTATTTGTACTCAACCACTTTTCAACAGTTGCAATTTCCGAGGTCACTTCAATCATTTTGTTTGAAGCAGTCCGTGCAGCTTCCTTAAATACTTCGAAAAGCTGAACATAGTCATCAAGATGTAACAGATCAATAAGAAACTTTTTTCTATTGGTATCTGTTGCAGTTAAAAACTGTAAACTTGCATTTGTACTCTGATATACAAGCTGTGAAAAGGTTTTGAAATCAATACCTATTATCTCTTGAATAGTCTTGTAAGTGTTGGTAGCTGTATGACTGGAGATATCCTCTCCATTCTTTGTAAGTTTTACTTTAATGCTACTACTTCTTTTTACATCAACTATATACTCATTTCCATCTTTTTCAAATATTAGCCAAATAGTATAACCATTACTCATGTACCTATTTGGTATATCTGCTTTCTTTATACCTTTTGAGTTTTTATTGTATAAAGCTTCTTCAATAATTAACGGTATGGATGATTTACCCATACCGTTAGTGCCAATAATCTGTGTGACTGTATCAGTATCAAGTCTCAGATTATTGTTTGGTCCGTAGCTGAAACAATTATCCCAACTGAGTTGTTTGAGCGTAATCATTATACGTTCCTAAAATGTCAAATATTTTATCTTCTGGAAGCTCTAGAATATAAGTTAAGTACTCTACTAGCTCATCTTCAAGTGTCATATCTTTCTGTAACACTAGTGTGGCTTCAGTACTTCTCTTTACTACTTTTTTATCTAAAAGCTCTGAGTTTTCTACTGCTGCAAGCTCTTGTATGTTTCCTTCTATCTCATAGATTGTATGATGATAGGTTGTAGGAACCATCTCTGCTGGATCTGTGACTGTTTTTCGTATCAGTTGTGGCAAAGTAAAAGGCCACCAGTTCCAAGACCAATCCTTGGGGTCTATAAGTAAATATCCTGTTTCAACTTCTTGTCTGTGAAAAGATGTAGTCATAGGACTACCAGGATATACTATATTTCTTTGAGTATTACTATGTGCGTGTAAGTCTCCTGCAAATACTACAGGAAACGGATCAAATCGAGATAAGTCTACCTCTGGAGTTACGTGCGGGGGTATTTCACCCCGCACATGAGTAAAAATAGGCATAGAGGTATCAAAGTGCTCTATGCTTCCTTTTCTGTGTAACTCTGCATAAGGCAGGACACTAAAGCCCATATCCTCATCCACATAAGAAATATCAACTATATTCACGAGAGGATTTATGTCTCGTGATGCTTGCTTTAGTTGAGAGAAAAAAGTACGATTTTTACGAGTAGCTTCATGGTTACCATCAAAGATAAGAGTTGGTTTCTTTACATTTCTGAGAAAAGAAAAGTAGAGAGCCAACTCCTCCATATTTGGAATACGGTCAAAGAGGTCTCCACCAATAATGTGCATATCACAAGTCTTTGCTTGATAATGTACTTGGTTAAAAAACTCTTGGTATCTTTTTTTCGCCCAATCAACTGGGACATTCTTCTGTCCCAGTTTTATGTGCCAATCCGCTGTAAATAAAATCACGCTATTTTAAACTCGTCTTCAATAGTTTCGTCAATTTCTTCGGAACCCGCATCACGAATACGGTCTAATAACTCTTTTTGAGCATCAGCAGTAGGACGAGGCATAACTTCATCCATAGACTTAAGATCAGAAACTAACTCAAGTTCAGTATCATTCAACTCACGAGTTTTACACTTGAGTGCTTGCAGTTGGTACTCTACATTGTAGGGAAGAGGACCAGTCTTTACACGCTTGAATTGAACATCCCAACCTGTTACAAAGTCAGTTGGGTCGCCTAAGTCTTCTGCTGCGGTAATAATTTGTTCCCACAACTTCTTTTTAAGATTTACAACTTTGACTTGACCACTGTCAATACATTGAGTTGCATAGCTCCAGCCACACTTAAGATCGGGGTAGTATTCACGAACCCAATCTTTTTCCATGTTGTTAAAAGCTTCTTTGTTTCTGTCAAAGGACAAACACTCTAGTGGAATGTTTTTGTCATTTTCACCTTTTACCCAGTAAACATACCGAGCAAGAATATCTCCGACAAGTCGGAAACTGTTGTCACCATCTACATATTGAAAGCTGGTAATGCTTGATTTTTGAGCAGCACCTTTGTGCTGGTTGAATTGAATAGCCATTAATGGATCTCCTCTGGTTTGACTTCTTCATAGAGAAAACGAACTTGTTCATCTTCATCTACTGAAAGTAGCCTGTTTGTTTCTATTATTAAATGTGGATCAGATCCTATTCCTGGAACAAGAATAGAATCTAATGTTACCGTTTTTAGTGCTTCATACTCTGCATGTGAGCGTAAGCTACACAAGGCAATATACTGGGCAATTTCACGATATGTGTACTTATGAGAGTGGTACAGAAGAATGTCGGGGTGAAGCATGAAACTTTCCCCGGAAAAGTCTATCTGAGAATATTTGTATATCTTATCCCATTTATTTTGGGGGACTTGTTTTTCAACAAGCATACGAAAGATACGAACGGTGTTTACCACCTTTCCTTCCGCATGAACACAGATTTTCTGCCAGTCAAATAAGAACATATATTATACTAAAAAATAACCATTATGTCAAGAACTATTTTTTTATAGTTGTTTGATTTCATATCCCTGTTTCATGTAGTGACCAATGCGATTTGATGCTTGTCTCTTCGCAGTATTCCCTTTTAGGTGAATGTCAACAATTACAGGATCCCTTTTATTCTCTTCTTTCCGTATAACTCTACCAATTAACTGTGTTAAGAGTGGTTCATTATTTACTGGAGTTCCAAGAATGAGACAACTCAGATTGTTTACTGAGATGCCTTCCGAAAAGATAGCTTGAGTTCCGAAAAGAATATTCTTTTTGCCGTTTCTCACAGCAGACAGGTACTCTTCTCTTTCCTCATGCGCTACCTCACCCGTAATACATATAGCATCTTCGCCTGCCAGTTCGGCGCAAGCTTTTAGAAAATGTACACGGTCACTTACGACCAAAACTACATGGCCTTTTGCGGCGTAGGCCGCTGCAGCCATAGCAATGGTGTGTCTATACTCATTATCATTTGCGAGTTTTGTTACTCTGTTTGCCCAAGGTATTCTAGCCCCGTCCATGAATCGTATTTCTGAACGAATAACGTGAACACTTGGCATCATAAAGTTTTCTTTCGGGGGCTTAAAGA